TAAGAATCATATATTTCAACATTGTTTAATGTACTATTATTTGCTACTAAATTATTAGCGGTAGAATCATATATTTCAACATTGTTTAATGTGCTATTATCTATTGTTATATTATTTGCAGTTGAATCATTAAATTCTGAATTTGTAATAATCACATCATCAAGTGTACCTGTGTATGCTATAATTGTGTTGGCTTCTATGTCAGCATACAATGTGGCTAACATTGTTGAACTATTAAAACCAACCATTGATGTGATTGGTGGCTCTGTAGGATAATCCTCAAATAGATAGAATTTATTGTCAGTAGCATCTCTGAAAAGTCCAGCATATACTGTACTTCCGCTTTCATTATATCTTCCAGCAAATCCAAGGTCAACAACATCAGTAATATTATTTGCACCTAATAAAATAATATTATCTTCAACTGTTAAAGTTTCTGTTAGTATCTGTGTTGAATTTCCATAAACAAAAAGATCTTGCTCAACAACTAAATTACCTTTTATTTCGGCATTATCATATACAGTAAGTGGCGCATTAACATCTACTTTTTTATTAAAAGTGGATTCACCGTCAACTGTTGTAATTGTATTTGCTGATACATTTAGTATTTCGCTTTTAAAGAATGTATTACCACTTATATCTAATGTAGTATTATTAGAAACTATAAAATCTTCACCGAGGAAAGTAGTATTTCCTCTAAAGGTGACATCACCATTAACATCTAATTTTCCATTTATAATAACAGGACCATCAAATGTTGAAAGTGTATTTGATGATGTATTTAAAGTTTCTCCGTATATAAAAGTATTACCATAAAATTCAGAGAACGTCTGTACGGAAACATTTAAAGTGTTTCCTTTCACAAAAACATCATTTAAAGTAGCTGTAGTTAAACTATGAAATGGGCCGTAAAATGTAGAGATTGTATCTAATGAAACATTTAATGTATTGCCATTTACAAATACATTATCATTAAAATGAGAAATTCCATCTATAGTAGTAATGGTATTTTCTGAAACATTTAATGTATTGCCATTTACAAATACATTATCATTAAAATGAGAAATTCCATTTACCGTAGTGACAGTATTTTCTGATATAGTTATTGTATTACCAGTAAATTCTGTGTTGTTATATATCTTTAACAATCCATGAATATTTGTAACTGTATCATCAGATATAGTAACTTCGGACCCAAAGAATAATGTTGGGGATAAGATATTGACTAGACCCGCATCTGACACATTAAGTACAGTACCACTACTGAAACTAAAATATTCACTTACGGTATCATAAGAAATAATAGATGAATCAAAAGAATTGCCTCCACCAACAGTAAGTACTTGAAAAAAATCTCTAAATTGTAATCTATTTGTTGATGTAAAGAAACTATCAGCAACAGTTAGAGAAACCTCAACATTAGCATTTTCTGTAATTTGAGTATTACCTCTTACAAATAATTCTTCTTGATCCCAATCATAATAAAATCCATTTGTGGTGTGAATATTATTTGTGTTATTTGATAATAAAACATTATACTTTTCTAAGTCATATCTACCTGTTCCGCCACGATGTACATCAAGTACAGCAGATGTATCTAAATTTAAATTAACAAGTGCCGCTTTTCCTAGTTCTATTTTTTGAGTACCAACTTGAATAAAATTGTTGGCAATCATGGTATTGTCAACGGAACCTTCTTTTAATGATGTGTTTCCGTTTGCAGTAAGTTCTAAAACACCTGTTATTGTTTTATTAGAAAAAGATTGGTCATCGTTTACAATCAGAACTTGAGCTTCTGTTAAATTCTCTTCATCGAAATTTGCTAAAAACCTTTCAGTTCTAAAATCTACATATTCTTTTGTTGCTTGTGCTGTTATAAGTTTAGTGTGAGAAACATTAGGTAAAGTATTGTCTGTAATTAATTCTTCTATTCCACCAGTAACTAATTCTTTACCATTTATTTTTAATGTTTCAATATCTAAAGTATCAATGTTATTATTTGCACCCGCAACTATAACATTATTAGGAAAAACCTTACCTGCATGAACCACACCATCATCAGATAAAACGTCTTTAAATAAATTCAAAAATGCATTACCACCAATAACATAAAAATCTTGACCGGCTTCATCACCTATAAAAAGTTTATCAGAGGTGTATGAATATGCTAACTCCGCTCTTTGTAAGTCACCGGTATTTGGTGTTGGTTTTACGGTTGAGCTTTTAATTAAAATTCTTGAGACAGTTTCTGTCATGATGTTTTTGTTATTGTTGATTGAAAAAAAGATACAATACTAGAATTATGTTTATTCCTTTTTATTTATCTCATTCTGAAATAACAATTATGTGAGGAGGGATATTATTCTTACCTATGATTTTCAATCATTTCTAAAAGTTCTTTAGTTGAACCCACAATCAAATTATTCACTTGGGTATTTTTTTGCTTAGGCTCTTTCACTTCTTTGATTTTCTTTTTCTTACCATGTATATCAATCAATTGTGTAGAACCATCAATAATGTTTTTCATCAATTGAGAATATGATTCATATAGTTTTCCATTCTCATTAAGAATAGCAGCCTGACCAAGTTCTTGTAGAACTTCATTAGACTTCATAATAGTTTCTCTAATCGTATCTTGCGCAAAATCAAAATCACTATCAATAGATTTTTCTTCATCTTCGTAAGGAATTACATCATTAAATTTAGAAACTTTCTGAAGTTTTCTTTCTTGACCTTCCTCTACTAAATCATCAGGCACATAACAAACTTCTTCTGGACTTAAAGTTTTCATTTAACCTTTTATTTTATTATGTAATTTTTAGGAGGAAGTTTTGAAGTCAAATCTAATTCCATAAGCGTAAAAGCACCTCCTTTTGATTTGTTTGTACCTCCACCGCTGTTATTATTTCCTTGTTCTAATCCTTGGTCATTATTCTCCATACTCAAATCATCACCAAAAACACCTTCAATCTTTTTACCTTCTTTCATCTTCTCACCAGCTTGTTGTAATTGCTCATGCATCTTTTGACTGTAAGGAACTTTAACCGCTTTGGGAATTGCTTCTTCTTGCAATATGACCCATAGATAGATATTATCTTCTTCAAAACCTATATGATAATTTAACAATATAAATTTTTGTTCAGTTGTTTTTGCAACTGGATAACCAAACAATGTATCCAAATAAAAATAACTTCCAACTGTGAAGGCAATTGTTAATGGAATTATATAAATTAAATGTACACTTTTTTTCAATTCAATGAGCAAGTATAAAAATATAGATGCTAATAATACTGATAATGTTACAAGATAAAACATATTATAATCCTCCACTTGGAATAGTTAACTCATCATCTGATGACCTAGCAGCACTTGGTTGCAACATATGATTAAAAGTAGAAACCAAATTTTTCTTCAATGTGTTTACATTATAATATGTTCCATCAGGTTTCATGGTGAATCTTACAAATGTTTGTTCTTCTCCACGGAATGAAAATTCTTTTGAACCTACATATATCTGTGAATATGGATTCAACTTAATTACTTCCACATCTACTTGAATTCTAGACTTGACAGGTCCTAAATTTGTAAAGTAGTAGTGAGCATTCACAACATATTCTCCTGGTTGGAATCCACGTATATTTACAACTTCTCTGTTTATCTCTACAATTTGTCCCGCATTTGGACCTTTTCTAATGATATCATTTCTATGACCTAAATCATCTCTGTCTAAATTCATAAAACCTTGTTGTGTGTTGCGAAAGCCAACCAAACCTTCTGGACCTTCTACCCACAAATCAACGTCTACTCCTCTATCGTTATTCCATGACATAATAATCATATATTCTGCTTTTTCTTCTACATGGTCTTCTTTTGTAGGATCATTTATTAATAGAAAACTAACAACAAATAAAAATACAAAGCCGAGAATGAGATTAAAAAGCAGGTCTATAAATGCCAGATTACTGCTGTATTTCCTCATTTTCTACCATTACTAGTTGACTTTTAATAAGAACACTACTAATTAAACCCACTAATGTTGTAAGTAGTGCCGTACCCATACCCTTTGCCATACTTCCTAAACTTTGCTGTATGGCCGCTGTATCTTGTATATTCAAATTGCCAAATACAGAATAAAGCATAAAAATAAATCCAATTACAGTTCCAATCATACCAAGACTAATCAAAACTTCACTCACAAACCATTCTGTTTGATAGTTATATATTTTTTTTCTTTGTATTGCACTTTTCCAAATTTTATAACCAATAACAGAAGTACATATAACAAATAAGGAAACAATCACTAAACTTAATTTAGTTAAATCATTTTCAAATAAAAATGTATCAAAGTTAAAGTAAATGCTAGTTGATATTCCTACAACTATGAGAGTCACCATTAACCACCACTTCAGAAAAATGTTCATTTTGTCTCCTTAGATTACCATTTAGTGAACCAAAGCATTTTATTACCTATCGGTGTTTTTACATCCGGTAGTTCTACAACAAACTTTTTCATATCGGGATGAGCCTCAAATAGAGCAAGTTCCAAATATTCAATCATCGGTTCTGTTTGTAATTTTTTATATAAGTCCATAACTTCCATTGGACTTTTTGTGATGAAAAGAGCAATTCGTAAATCATCATATAAAGTTACTTCCACTCCGTATTTGTCTGCGATTGCTTGTGCTTCTTCCATATTTTTCATTTCTGCTACTACATAATCAAAAGAAAAAGCATATACATCTTCTTTAGAAGTATAGAATAAAGGATATCGTTTTCCTCCTCTAACAATATGATTATTAATATTCACAAATGTTCTGCCGTTTCCAATATAAGTATCTGAATGAAGTTCTGCTTGAGCAGAAAATGTTAACATTGCTGATACACAAAGTGTTACAAATATATTTCTAATATATTTCATCTATACTCCTTAGTATTAAACTATTGTATTATTTGCCCAGGCTTGTTCTCTTTCTTCTTCAGTATCATAATTTGCACCTTCATATACAAATGTACTAAATCCAAAATCATCTGTATCATCATATCCATATATTTTAACTAAACTATGTTCATTTGCTGGATGATTCATTGATATACTTGCACTTTCATCTTGTAATTTACCTGATGTTTCTGTAATTAAAAGTTCTCCAGTTGGAGCAGAAAGGGGAATTTTTCTATTAGTGTGTAAATCTTTGGCAGTAACAAGTGTATGTGTTTCTACAAAAACGCTATTTACCTTTGGATAACTTTTTATAGGAGGAAAAATATAAGATTTTGCAGTTAATGAGAGGTCAGCTATTAATAATCTTCTCTCTTGAAGTCCTTGATAATCATCCTGCCAACTTACACTATTTAATAATAAAGGAACATCTATATTAATATTTAATTCTGGTATAGCTTTATAAGTTACGTTTAAATTTGGTGTAAAATAAGGTAATATTTTTTCAACTAATTGTGTAAGATCTTCAGCATATTTAGCTACAATAGAAATAGTGAAATCAAAATTGTAGGGTACACCATTGTACATTATAAGAGCATCTTTTTTATTTTTTTCATCTTTTGTGGGTCTTCCTCTACCACCTGTTTTGGGTAACATCCTTTGTGCATCATAGGATAATCCCTCAAAAGAAAATCCTATTCTCGGTAAAGTATAGTTATTATTTTTAGATTCAATAGTGGGTGTTTCACGTACAAGTGTCAATAATTTATCACGATTTGAAAAATTTATTGGTACACTTATTTTTTCTTCAATTTCATTTGTTTTATGATTTTTGCGAACAAGTATCATTTTAGAAAATAGAGAACCAATAACTACAACTAAATTACGTATAGTTTGATGATATTGGTCTTGCTCATCTGTATTTTTAGTAAAAAACATTTTTTATATTTTTCAATCTAAGGGGTTATTCGGATCCCAATCTATTAGAGCATCACCTTGATCTCTAAATTCTTTATTGGTTTCAAGTTTAACGGCTTCAGCAGATTTATTATCTATGTGTTGAATCATTTGTGTAACTTTCGCTTGTGCTCCAGATGACTGACCGATTAATATTTCTTCTGGCACAAATAAACCAGTTAGATGCTTCACAGACAAAATCTTTTTACGTGGATAGAATTTTTTAACATCTGCAGTATAATTATTTGTTTGTCCTATGATTTTTTCATTTGTTGCAAATCTTCCAACAATATTATCTATAGGCACATCTAAACTGTACATCTCTTGCTCAACTTCATCAATATGCTTAACCTCTGTTTGTATTTGCTCATGACTTGGTGTATAAAGTTCACAAGATAAACGATAACCAGGAAATATACCCGCCTGTAGGAAACCAGGAGCTTGATAATCTACAAATGTGATCGTATATAATCTACGGTCTGTAGGTAAATATATTACATCACCTTCTTTTGGTCTTGTGTAATTAGGTATTTTTAATTCATCAAATCTTCTTTGAGATACTATTAAGCTTATAGTTTCTTCAATTTGTACACCGAATTTACCAAGAAGAGCATCACCAATATAGTCATCTATTTGTTCCAACATCATTTCAATTAAAAATGATTTGGTGAATCTCTGGTCATCATCAGAACCCATAATCAAATCATAATCAAAATGTTCTTTCGGTAAATAAGAAACATTTACTCCAAGAATCTGAATAATTTCATCATGAATATCTTGAACTAAATTTTGCTCACCTTGATACTGATAATGATTGAAATGAATGTTTGCTTTCATATTTTATCTTTTGAATATATTATTATGTTGTGAACCAAGTTTAGTTCCACCAATAATAAGCTTTTTGAGTTTCATAAAACCATCATCATTTTTATCTTCTCCTAAATTATTACCTTTTCCAAGATAAGATACTTTATCATTGAAATCAAAATATATATGACCATGAGGACTATTTTCGCTTTTAATGATATTAGAAGCTAAACCAATAGCAGCGGTTTCTAATTTATTTTTTTCTTCCATTAATATTAAATTATCTTTATTAGGTTCATATGAATCCGCTACATTTACTTTCTTTTCTCCAGACATAATTTTATCCAGAGCATTTTTTAAAATTTGCAGTACAGTTGATTCCTTTCCATCTTCTTTCTTTATTCTTGTTTTAAGTAAACCATCCACAGTTAAATTCTTAGGAAGCCCTTTTATTTCAAATATGTCTGCTAAAAAGTCTTTCAAATTATAATTTTTAATATTTCCTGATTCATAATAACCTTGAACTTCAATTTTTTTTCTAGCTTCAATTAAATAATTTGATAATAGATTAGAAACAAAATTATTTTCAACAACTAATTTAATTTCTTCATAATTATTACTTGCTGAATTTCTTTTCAAAAATTCTAAATTATATAAAAAATCTTTTTGAATTTTAAGAACATCATCTTTATATTTCTCTATATTTTTTCTATCCTTCAAAATTTTTAAAAGATTATCTTTATTTTTATCTGAAATCGGAATAAGTGTTTTTGTTTTTATATCAAATACCTTTCCTTTTTCGTAATCAGTATCATCTTTAAATTTTTTTCCAATTTTGTTTCCACCAGAATAATAAAATGAGAACATATCTGCAATAGTAAAGCCTTTACCATATTTTTCTTTTAGCGCATTTATAGTTGCTTTTTCCGAAGAATCTCCCGCAGCACTTATTTCTTTATTGGTTAGAGTTTTTCCCATTTTACCAAGCCAATATTCTGTATCATATAAAGAAAATACTTCTTCTATTGGAATTATTTGTTTTAAAGTATTTTCCGGAAAATACAAATCTTCCCATCCATAACTATCTAATGCAACAACAATCTGTGAAGAAGCTTTTTGAAAGGTTTTATCTTTCATATAATGATTTTTATCATCTACATATGGATTGTTGGTTAATCTTCCTGCTAATAAATCTTCCATGAATCTAGAAGCATATGCTTCAAATGTTCCAACTAATGCCCATTTATTTTTTTTCAATTGTTCTTTAAAAAAATTAACATAATCTTTTATACTATTAAACTCTTTTGTTTTTAATTTTTTATATTTTGGATATTTTTTAATAAATTCAGAAGAATCAAAAAATTTAATAAGAGTTTCATAATACCCTTTTTTTCCTAATATCCATTCTGATGAATAATAAATTAAAAACTCTTGCATATTTTTTAAATTTTTAGAAGATTCTTCATAAAATTTTCTAATTTCTTGAGGTACTTTCGATTCTGTATCACTTAACGCAGCATTAAATGCTTGGTCTAGCTTATCCATGTCTTCAATTACATACATTTTATATGCATATTCGGAAGTATCTTTTGGAGCAATATCACCACTTTTTGATTCATAAGGTTTTACTTTAGTTTTACCACCACCAGCATTTTGCACT